AATGCAGCCTCTTCTCTTAACTTTCACAATCCTCTTCCATTCTATACCGTAAATATAGGATGTGATTACTTAGAAAAAGATTGGTTCTTTTTATCCAGTGAAATAGGATATGTAAGAAAAGGCGGCAAGGGGCATAGTAACGATAAAATAGGCTTTTCTGAAAAGAATACATTGGATTGCATAACGTTAAATACCTCTTTTAATGTGAAGTACAATGTCGGTGGATTCAATTTGTATCTGGGGGTTGCACCAACACTTGATTTTGCTCTGAAAAACAAATATTCCTCTGAATCATTGTCATGGAAAGATGAATGGGAAATGTATCCGGAGCATCGTGTAGTTTTAGGAATCAAACCATCAATAGGTATGTTTTATGATATAAATAAGATACGATTAAGTTTAGAAACTTCCTATATGAAAAATATAACAAAACTGAGCAAATTTGATGGTGTAAAAGCTAATACATTTCTTTTGTCATTTGGCATAGGATATAAGTTATAAAATAACAAATAAAATATAATGTTACGAATTATATTGTGTGTTTTTATACCGTTATTTTTTAACCAAAATAATTTAAGTTCCCAAATATTAAAATTATCAGGAGGAATAAACCGTACTTGGATGAACGAAAAGCCTTTTGATACACCGTGCCTAACTTATACCGGCTCACTGGGATATGATTACCTGTTGGATCGTGATTATCACGACTGGTTTTATTTGTCCAGCGAGATCGGATATATAAAAAGAAGCGGAAAGAATGCGATTACCGGCAGCAAATTAAACATGGATCATTTGCACCTAAATACTTTGTTTAAGGTGAAATATTCATTTGAAAGCCTTATGATGTCCGCAGGAGTAGGGCCAAGCGTGGATTATTGGGTTATCAAAGGAGGACAGAGTAACAAATTGGTTTTTGGGGTCAGGCCGGAAATAGGTCTGTCTTATTTTCTAAGCAATAGGATAAGTCTTTATTTCACTGTTGCTTATTTAAAGGGCTTTTCAGGCGTGGGAAGTATGATGCAAGCCGATTCTTCAGACAAGACTTTTTATAACAACTCCCTTCTGTTTACAATCGGCATAGGCTACCGAGTAAAAAAGAAGAAAATCAATTACTGGCATTATTCCAGCCTATAAAGACAATCCCCCTTACCGATACAATATCAGCAAGGGGGATTTGTTATATATAGAATTAAGCAAGAAGCGCATTGGAAGCTTTTGAAATGAGCATTTGCTCATGCAACCAAAGAGCGTCTTCCGATAGCATTGCAAAGTCCTCGTCTGAGAGACTATCCAAATCCACACCGGGAAAGTAATGACGAATATAGATGCACCTTTGCCGGATGCGCTGATCGTCCTTTACCACCCAGTCATTTAAAAATTTACGATGGTAGATTGGCGAGTAGAGATCACTTCCGAAAGCTGTCCCATCAAACCGAAGAGGAACAATGATTCGTTGTCGATCAGTTCCTTGTCACCGTCCAAGAAACAATCCTTTGCCAAAGTCCTCATGGCTTGTACCTCGTCCTTCTTGGATGCGGCCATAAACTTGGAGAATGTCGGGAAATTCGGTTCTCTCATGTAAGCCACATAAAACTCCTTTTCACCTGACTCTGTGTCACCGAACACCACCATCGGAAACACCTTGCGATACTTGCCTTCAGTTTTCAGCTTTTTCGCTTTTTCTTTAATTACATTTTCTTGCTCTAATGTTAAATTCTTTTCTTCCATAACTAAATTGATTTGGTTTTATAAAAGAATAGGGAAGGGGGAACCGCAATGTTTGTGAGAGAAGATGATTTTAAGCCGACAGCATAACCCTATTCATTGCTTTATAAACTCAAAAAAGAGGCTGCGCATAATCATGAATTATGATGCAGCCCCCTTCCTTAGAATTAACCCTCTCCGATAACAATATCGAACGGGTTAAGCTGAAACTCTTTTGTGATGTTCGTATCGTCCTGTTGTGACTCCATGCCATCCTCGTTAAAGATACACCCTTTAAGCGTCACGGTTGTTGTAGTCCAATCGTCCGATGCCATCGGGTTGGCAAATGAAACAATCAGGTCGAACTCCCCAATATCCATCAGCGAGCCGTATGTGCTTCTCAGGGCTTGCTGGGTAGCATAGTCCATCGTGATGGATGCGGTATAAGTCAAGTTACCGAATCCTCTTGAAACCGGCTTGCCGCCGAGTCCGTAATTGGATTCAATTTTACGAGTCTTATTCCATTTAATGCCCGATACCCCTTCCAGTGTCGTACTGCCTTCGTCAATGCCGAGTGCGGTAGAGGCAAGGGTAATCATGCTCCAAGAATAAGCAACATTATTAATTACTGCCATCTGTTATTAGCTTTTTTCGGTTAGTGATAATCCTTCTTCTACATAAATAGAGGTCGCAACTCCGACCGGAACCAAATAGTACGCAATCCTTAGTGTGTCGTCTACCAATACATTCTGATCCGAAGCGATAACAACGCTGTAGCCGGAAATTTCCTGGGCTGTCTTCATCTTGTTCAGGATGTCACCGATCAGATTTTTGAAGGACGTGATCTTGGACGGAGCCAAATATCCGGTAGACGGATTGACCAGAAGCGGAGAGTTCACATAAGGCAGCAAAGCCTGTCTTACAGCCCTGCGTGACTTGTTGATAGTCCTGTTTCTGGCGATTGTCCTGAAGTCCCCGTTAGAACAAGTGCGGTCTTTTGAAACGTAAACGCCATTTTCCTTTCCGGCGTACTTGATAGGGAAGATGTATCCCTTATCGTCCAGATCGTCCAGCATTACGGGAGAAAGCGACTCGTATGCGTTCAAGCTTGTAAATTTTTCATTGTCGTTCAGATTCAAATCTCCGAATCCCAGTTCAATATCTTGGAAATTATCTCCAAAAAGATTGAACTGCTGCACCCAAGCGATAGATTCCTGTACGTTCGCCTTGGCTATACAACCCATGACCGAACCCAAGAAACCGACCGGGGTACAGTTCTTGTTGCGCATTTGCATTGTCGAGATCAATTCGTTTCGAGCCTGTCCGATGATAACCGATGTGCGGCTTGAATCGCAGATGCAGGTCGGGATCTTGTTCAAATCCACCTTCTTGCCATCCGAATCATCCGTACCGGTATTTGCGCAACTTGCAGACAACACAAGAGAAAGTGGCTGGTTCTGGGTAGCCAGAAGTTCCGCTTTATCATTGATTGTCTTTACGATATTCAAAAGATACGTTTCCTCGCTCTTTTTCCATAACGGCTGTTCCGTCCAGATACCAAGCTGTGAGATAGTACCGCCCGAAGCACGCTGCATGATCTCGATAGCGTCCCAGTTACTTGAACAATCCGCAAACATCACGTAGAGCTTGCCGTATCCATCAATATTTCCGCTCATTCTGAAGAACTCAGAGATATGATAGTTCGGAATGCCGAACATGAAGTTCTTGGTCGCTTCATCGCCTTCATCGCATTCTACCCTTTCAATGATGCCATAGTCTTTGATGGCCTGTGCCCTGCTTGTGATATAGCACACGTCTCCCAGTTTCAGTTTGGATTCGTTGCTTTTTCCGTATCCGGCAGTAAAAAGTTCCGGTTGTTTTGAAACATCAAAAAGCAATCCCGTGATCTTTTCATTGGATGTGGATGTAGCTGAAGGCAAACGTCCGTCCGTGTCTGTTATAAAAACATTTCCTAATGCCATATAATAATGATTTGGTTAAAATTATGCTGTGTAATGTGGGTTTTTGTAAAGCTTGGCTTCCCCTCTGAGACTTTCGGCGGTTTCTTCCGTATAAGCCCCACCCTTGTCGTCCACATATAAATTCTGATATTGAGGATATACCTTTAATACATCGTCAATATGTTTGGGGATCTGAACAGGTTCCGATTCCTGATCTTCTGTGTTTTCTGAAACAGAAGTATCTTGTCCCTCTGGTTGTTTTACATCTGCTTCTCTCGCATTCAATACGGAACCTTCCGTTTCTTCAATTTTCTTAGGTCTTGCCATATATACGATTATTAAAAAAGGGAATGGAGTCTTTCTCCACTCCCTTTTAGGTTTTGATTAAGATTGTTAATCTTGTTTCTTATATGCCGTATGCACCACGATTTCGCCCGGACGAACGATATTCACGTCCATCTTCATTCTCATCTGGAAGAAGTACAATTCCGAGTTGGCTTGCAAACGGTCGATCTTCAGAACCTCGGTATCGTTAGCGTAATCAACGCCTACCCAGAGATTTGAATCCATACCGGTACTGAAGTTGCCCAGCACGATTGTGTGTTCCGGAACCCCGACAATAGGAATGATTCTCTTGCCTTTGAAGCGATACTTGTTCACTTCCGTGTTCTCAGAATACTTCACCTGTTTGTCAGAAAGATACTGGTCGTAAGCATCCCAAGCGTCCCAACCCATGACATAAACCAGATTGGAGTTTTTGCGGATCTGTTTCGGACATTTCTTCCACATCGCATACATCGCTTTTTCGACAGCCGCACCATCCGTCAATTCGGTGTTGCCAGCCAAAATGCACTGACCACCTGCTTTTGTTTCAGCGTCCTGTGCGTTTACATTGTCGATAATGCGTTTGATAACGCCATCGAAGTATTTTTCCTTGCCATCTCCGATCTTTGTGCATCCGGAAGGTTCTGTTACTTTTGCACTTGCATTACCACCTTTTGCGCTTGTCCAGATCGCATTGCCAATGTATTCGTTCTTCTTGTCCATCAACAGACGAAGCATTGTCGCCTGAATCTTCGGATCAAGTTCACGGAATACCAGATTGCCTTCGGGTTGTGCGAACTTCCAGTATTTTTCATAGTCACGTGGGTTAAATTCCAGATAAACCATGAAATCTGCCGGCTCCAGATAACGTTCAGTCAGCGTGTATTTGTTGAACTCATCGCTGCTGCCTCCCTGAGTGCTTGTCGGGGTCGGCACGTTATCCTGAATGATGTCGCCGAGTTTGATAGCCGGAAGCGTATATTTATGCTGGATTCCGCTCTTGATGTGAATCAGCCCTTCCTTATATGTGTCGTTACCCTGTGCGGTATAGGTTAGCAAGTCTTCAAGAACTTCACCTGCATAACCATTCTGAGCAAAATTTACTGTACTTGCCATTGTTAGTTAAGTTTTGGTTTTAGTTTTTAGGAAAGTGTTTTAAACTCGAAATCCGCACCGACAACAGCCTTGACTTTCTCAGCCATTTTTTCTTCCGCAGTTTTAGCGGCTTCCTTAGCTGCATCAATGTTGGCCGGATCGTCTGCGATTTCCTTTGTGATGGTTTCACGTGCCGGAATCGAAGCCAATGTCTTTTCAGCCAGATCAAAGTTTGCGGTTGCCATCTGAACCCATTGTTCCTTGGCCCCGTTTTCAATCTTGCCTTCGTTAATGGCATTCTGAACCATAGTCTCAATTCTGGCTTTTTTCTCGTCAGCCTCCTTCTTTTCGTATACGCTCAGTTTGGCGTTGACACTATCCAAATCCTTTTGCATGTTCTGGATGGTAGCCTCTTTACCTGCGATAACGGTCTTCGCATCTTCCAGATCCTTTTGGGTTGTGGTAAGCCTTGCTTCAACCGCCAACAGATCAGAGATACGAGCCATAACGTCTTTAACCTCGAAAG